AACTGGATATACAGGTTTATTTTCCTCCTCTGGCTCAGGGTCGACTTGTAGCCATATTAATTCTGGTGCGGTAGGGCAATTAATACTTTCTGGTAAGTTATTAATTAAGCTCTCTCGTGATGCTTGCCAGCTAATCCACATTAAATCTACATATTGGTCAGCGTAATTTAATCCGTTATTTGCTGTTTCGAATTTATTGTTTATTTCCTCGTCGTCCATGTGAAATTTAATAAACTCTTCAAATTGCTGCCTTGATTTATCCATCACTCCACCTTTTAATATTTGCAATTGCTAATTCCATTTTATGACGCGCTGATGAATTAGAAGAATGAACAATAATTTCAGGCGCTTTAAATCCATTTAAATAAACTTGTTCTTCTATCCATAATAAAACGTCGTAGCCCGTGCCGCGTTCATCATCACCTAAATCATGGTCTAGGCTAATTAGCTCAACCTCGCCAGTTTCAAGTAATTTAATGGCTTCATCGGGCCAGTAAACACGCACAAATCCATCTGGCGTTATGCGCTCGTCGTCGAGATAGACTTTCATATTCATTCCTCTTCATTGCATCCCTGCGAGTTAAATTAAGCTGTCCGTAGCTTTTCAATTTCTGGATATAACTCACGAGTTATTTTTAACGCCCGCTCGGTGCTTACTGCGCCTTCCATTTGTTTATTAAACCAAGCGTTAATATCTCCAGTATTGCTTTTCATCTCTTCGTAAAACTCTGAGTCAATCCACTGGAATATGCTTTGCGCCCACAAGTGAGCCTCTTTGGAATTATTTTCTGAAAGGTAATGCTCAATCACTAAAAGTAATAAATTTAGTCTGTGTAACTCCCACTCATATACGTGACCTCTAGCTACTTCTTGTTGAAGTGCGTTAATCTCTTCTTTGAGTTTATCTGTCATATCTATCTCCTGTTTGCATCCTTGCACTGAGTCCTAATTCCAATTAGAGATTTCTTCTTCGATTAAGTCATCTATTTCGTCGTTAGTAGCTTCTTCGTTGAGAAACAAACGTGCTTCGGTAATGTACTTCTCTCGGTTTTCGTCAAAGAACTTTGAAAATTCAGGTGACCATCCATGGCGTTTACCATCAAAATCAACGTGAGCATTACCCTCTGCCATGTTTAGAATCATCATGTCAGCAGTAATAACGCCACATTCACGACAAAATCCTTTCAAGTCGCGTTTTCTGAAATAAGGTGAAACCTTAGAATCACAAACACTCTTGAATCGTTGCTTCCATCTCTGAATGCAACGACCGTGTAAACTTTTCATGGTTATATCCTTTGGTTAAACGGGTAGGGTAGTTAGGCTCTTTGGCTAACTTCTTCGAACTCGCCTTCAAATACTGAGGCGTTTTCCTGATCGACATTAGCCTCTGCTTTTTCATCAAGAATTACCGCCTTCTGCATTTCGATAGAAACAGGCAGGTATTTAAAAAGACGACGGATAACGGTTTTCTTCGCCATTTCTTCCCAGTGAGAAACCCAAGGCCCATTTTGACCAGCCTTGCTTGATGCTCTGACTTTCTCAATTTGGTTATGCGTCATAACTTCAAACTGGACACCGCCATCTTTCAGCCTTGCGACAGCGTAAACGTGTGTAATTGGTGAGTCCTCATTTTCACCCGGCACGTGCGTTAAGTTTTCATTCAGTCCATACTCAAAGTGGAAACTATCGCCTTGCCTTACCGTTCTGGCTGAAATGCTGATTATTTGATTTGAGCGACGGGCTAGATCAATCATTCCTCGATAACCAATAATTAACTGCACATTTGATTGTCCTGACTTGGATTTTCCATTTCCAAACGGGAGCAGGTATGCATGACCAAGTGCGTTACCCGGCTCCAATCCCAATTGTGAACACTGCACAACAGCTCCGATAAAACTTTGCATATCACAGTTGGCTAATTCTGGTGTTTTTCTGATTTCCGTTGACACTATTCGGATCATTCTATCCGGCGTCATATGACGAGGAAGGGCGGCTGCTAGCTGAGCTTTCATACTTGGTTTATTGATACACTCAACCAACAACTGATCTTTGGTTTTTTCTTTTACCTTTGTACCTTGTGTTTTTTGCAAGTCAGCTTGAGCTAATGGTGGGTTACTCATCCCTTAATTCCTTAGCCCAGTAGGGCAGTGATAATGTGCGTATGCCTGCCCATTCGTCCGTTTTTAGGCATTCTGCATACGTTCTTAAATTTTGTTTGTAGGTTGTCCGACCAATATCTTTTGCTTGTTGGTCTAAATTGAAAACTCTAACGGGGTATCTACCGCAGTCGATAGTCGTGCTTACAACAAGAAAGACAAAGACAGGAGCTTCGCCTGTTAATGATTTATATCCATCTGAATAAAAAGAGTCCTGTACGTGGTAACGATATTCGTACATGGAGCGATCGAATCGCTGAATATCGGCAGAGCTTTTTACATCAATAATCCAGTGGTGCTCTTGAATGAGTTTATCTGGCCTGCAACGACAAAGAATATCCGTATCTTCATCATTCCAATAAATGCTACTTTCAGCTACTCCGTTAGCTTCTAAGCACCATCTTGCGATAGGGTGCGCCATTGCACTATTTCTCATGAGCATTAACTTCCTGTTATCGTCATGAGTAATAGGTGTGATACCTTCCTTTTCACACATTTCGAGAAATTCCTTTTCCTCTTGCTTCCCTGCGTTTGTTCTACGATTTACATCAGGGCCTATCTTGTATCGCTTACTGTATTCATCTGGTTCTAACAAAAGACAATGGATAGCAGTCCCGAAATCCAATGCCTTTATTTTTTCTTCATCAACAGGAGCTTCCTTGCTCCAAATATATTCGGCTGGCATTTCGCTTATTAAATCCAACTGAGATTTACTGATCCCTAATCCATGGTGATAGTCCTCATTTGAAATGTCGTAATAGATACCGGGCTTCATCCTAAAACCTCTTTATCTATCCCGATCTGAATAGCTGTTCTAATTCCGGCTAAAACCGCATCCAGTGCTTGGGGACTAATTTCAAATACAGGATTTAACTTCCTTGCTAAATCCATGCACAGTAGTTCTTCTGGTAGGCTATCCATAACCTCATCAACTGATATTTTCTCTTCCTGAGAATTAACAAACGCTTCTCGTTCCATTTGGCGTTCGCACCAGTCGTTTCTGAGTCCGTAGGTGTTGGTAATCACGCAACCCTCCTTAGCTTAGAAACTCGCAATATCCTGTTAATAAAGACTTCCTTGCCTATCGCATTGATAATCCTTTCAAGCGATTCATCGTCACAATCGAGTACATATTCCATTGCCTCAGCTGAGTCTATTTCCGTCAATTTAGCCAACTCAGTGAAACTTCCTGTCTCAATACTGAGTTTGCTACTTTCGTCAAATTCCATGACTGTTTTGCCGTCTACTACCCGAGTTCCGTTCGAGTAGCTGTATGAAATTTGCATAATCACCTCAACTTACAAATGTCGGTATTACGCCAACGGTTGTTACAATGACCACAGCTAAACTGAATAACCATGGGCTTGTACGTTTATTTTTACGTGCTTGAGGCGTAGTGATACGCACCACCATGCCGTCACGCATAGCGCTGTAATAGTTAGTTTTCATGGTGACCCCGTTAGATGAGAGATAAGGCGGTTATCTGGTGTTGGCGAAGTGAAGGTGTATTAATTTATTTTTAATGATTTGAATTTTATTAGTGTGTTTTTTTATTGAGTAATGTATTTATAATCGCTTTTTCAAATGATGATTTAATTGAATTTTCTCCAACTAAATTATCTGAGAAGTTATTTAGTAATAATTCTAATTCTGGAGTTTCTTCATGAACGTATATTTTTGTTTTTACTTCAACATGTGGTGATTTAATTCCATGTTCTAAAGTTAATTTTACGTTAATAACGACACTGGTTTTTTGTTTCATCATTTTTATTTCCTTTTAATGAATATAATTAATTACGAAATGTCTTGTTTATATATCTAAATATAGGGTGGGTTACTGCTGAACGAGGGATGTCATACTCCCTCCGTTATTAACTAGAGATATTCGATATTCCAAGTGGGGTGATAAATATCCGCATACTTATCACTATCCATTTTTATTTTTAGGCTTCCTGCGTGAACCCCAACTACAACTCCCTCTTTTATTGATCCACTAAGGAGCGTATATCGAACACGATCACCTTTTTTGATATTCAAACCGTAGGTTTTGTTTATGTAATCGAACACATCTCTATCTCCTATCTATTAATCAACTCACCAACCTATTGATAATCCACACTCTCGCAGTGGACGCGCTCATGCCCTTGAGTTCATCTTTCGTGGCTTAGGCTTGGCATTCCTAATACGCGTAACCACACACCTTTTAATCCGTAACCCTCACCAGATGTGAAGCTGGCTCTCATAGAGACTCGGGAGCAGGTCATAACCCTGCAATTGCTACCTTTCGGTTACTGCGGTCTATCCGCTTACTTGTTACATAAATCCTCCGATTCAAACGGTGCTTTTTATTAGGCGAGACCGATTTATCGCCTTTGGTTTATTGGTCTAAAAAAGCTATCTCACCACAGCCCACAGAATGGACTGTAATTAGTTAACTAAAGCATTCCTTTTTTTCTCAGCTTGTTCGCTGCGTCGGTATCCATCATGGCAATTCCAGTACCTTGCTGAATGCCAAGACCTCCTACACTTAATGAGGTGTCAGGATGCAAGTTACTACACATGCCCGATCCAGAACATAATTCAGCTTTAGGTTCTTCACTTTCCAAGGTCACAAATGCCTTCCTAACTCTATGACCTAATTCTAAAATATCATCACGAGTTAATTCAAAATTGCGTCGATAACTATCAACTAGCATGGCTGATAGAACCTCGCGAGCCGATTCTTGAGACGCTTCTGTTAAATCTTCAAATTTCATCTTACTTCTCCTATTTATCTCGCCGTAACCCCGAACTCACTGCTCGGCTGTTTTGTTTTAACTCCTGAATATACTGCTACATTAGGTAAGCAGCAGTTATCTCCACTTGGATAATGCTTTGTTGGTTTGAGAGAGAGAACAGGGCGTTCTGGTTTCTCTTTCACTGAGTTAGCTTTAGCAATCTCTTCTTCTTTCAGTTTGTTAGCTCTGAAAGATGCATATCTAGCATATTGCCTAGCCTTGAATGAGTTACTGTTAACTTTCTTAACGCTAACTGGTGTTGGATTGCCTTTAAATTTCTTTGGTGGTTGATAGTAAATTTCCACATAACCTCCGTTATTCTTTTACTTACCATAGGTCACTCATTGAATGACCTATAATTAGTATTCTTGCGCTTACATACCTAACATCTGCCAGTGTTGCCTATTCCCATCTGTAATCACTCTCGTGCAGTAGTAACATTCTCACTAGCCAGATCGTGCCTAGTGATACGTCGCATTTTTGCGTAAGGGTCTAAACAGGGTAGGTATGCTGTTCCGACTTTCCAAATTATTAAAGAACATTAGGCTGTATTTCATGTTGCTTGCCTTTGATGAGTTATATTTAAAACCATAGTTGTTTTATTGTCAACAACCAAAGTTGTTTGTAGTTGTGTTTTTATATTGGTTTGGTTTTATTTGGTTGTTTTTGTTGGTAATTTATTTTCAAAAAAATCTCAGATTGGAATGTAGGTCACTTATTTGGAGGGGAGAGGGCACAAAAAAGCCCTCGCAGAGAGGGCTGGGGTGAGTAGGTAGTTATTTTCTAAATTGCAATCCTTGCTTTAGGTCATTCATCCAACTGTTTTGAATGTGCCCGTCATGCTGTAATCTTCCGATGACTATTCCAGGGTGAATGCCTATTGCCCTAGAGAACTGAATAACTGCTTCTCGACTTTTAAGATCAGGTAAACAATTGTTATATTTTTCTGGTATTAAAAAGTTTCCCGCCCACTCATTAGCTTCTATCTCATATTTATCTTGAGACCTTGTAGCGTTAGGATCGTCTAGAAAAATTGATTTTTTATCTTCTTTTGTATCAGAGTGAAGCAAGATGTGAGCCGCCTCATGAAAGAAAGTGAACCAAAATTTATCATTAGACTTACCGTAAAGAGAAAGCTGAATGAGTGGTCTAGATGGGTTAATCCATCTAGCAACACCGCTTACATGTGATCTAGGCATAGCTGGAACAAGCACTAAAATAACACCAGACTCAAGCAGCAACCTTCTCATTCTTGGTTCGAAAACTTCAGCATCTTCTGTAGTTAATGCACGAATTTCTTTTAAAGCTTTTTCGAACTTACTTTTATTAAACTTTGGAGCTTCTATTGATTCAGACTCCATCTCACCAATTCTTAACCATGATGAGATTGCTCCTACATCACATTGTTCTTCTCTGCTTCTTCGAAATGAAACTTGCATTCCGCCATATATACTCCTCCACTCATCTGGCGATGCAACCCCAAAGAACTTAAGGCAGGACTCAACTATTTGTGATTTATGTTTTTTAATTATTCTTAACTTTTCTATGGCACCGCAGTTCATTAAGTCCTTAACAGGGACTTCCTCTAACCATGGTTCCCATAAAGAATTCCTATTTGCCGCTTCAATTCTGGATTTATGGGCTTGATAATTAGCCTCTCTTGATAACCAGAAATCTACAGATCCACCTAGTACTCTTTCCAGTTTCTCAGCTGTTTCTTTAGTAAGAGATGCCTTTCCATTTGCCAGCAGGCTCAAATGCTTCTCGCTAAATCCTAAGCGTTTAGCAAGCTCAGATTGAGACCATCCGCGCTCTTCAGAAATATCAAGTATGGTTTCGCCAGGTGGGGAGACCCAGTCCGGCGCGAAACTAGCACTCAGATTAGTCATGATAATCCCCTATAAACTCAATACAAATAATGGTTACTCTACCCCAATCTATGCCACCATCTGGCTTTGTTGGGCATGGGTCATTGGATGGGCTAAAAACTAGTCTATAGCCACGGTGAAGATTAAGAGCAAACTGACCGTCACGATCCCCTTTTAGAGGGTGAGGGTTTCCTGCAACCAAATCAGTAACTCTACTGGCAGATTCTAAATCACTTATTCTTGCTCTCAATTTTTTAGCGCAAAGGGAGCCTAGTTTTCTTTCCGCTTCCTTTTGCTGCTCGCAAATTTTTTTTACCCTGCTATTTTCAAATAAAATTTCCAAGACGCCATTATCCTATCATTCTTTACCGATTTGGTAAATTAATTTATATCTTGAGCTATTGATATGATTTTACTCCACACCCTAAAACGTGTCGTCAGGCCATTGGGTTAGCCGTGGAATTTATAAGTAATAGACTGGCTAACTAGCACCTTAGCGCATATATAAAGCCCATTAATAGCATCTTCGTTTAGATACCAAGTTTCATATCTAGGGTTGTCAGATATAACTGCTAGGCGCTTATACTGTTTCTGCAATCGCTTTATGTAGAGCTGATTATCCAATACGAACACATAAATTCCGTCACCATCAAAAAAGTTTGTGGTTATATCTACGAATATCTGATCTCTAGGTTCGAACGTTTCTGCCATAGAGTCACCTTTTACAGTGATCATCTTTATCGTATTTGAAGGTCTTCCACCGAATAATCTTTTTGCTTCATCCGCTGAATACTCAATAGCCGTGATAGTCTCTATAAAATCATCGATAACCATCACGCCAGCACCTGCACTCGCTTCTACGTCTAGTATTTCAACCTTATAAGCATTACTAATACCACCCCCTTCATCCGAGTGCGTACCAGTACTTATGTTGCTGACTTCCGAACTATGGATAACAGGAATAGTTGGCTCTTCGCCATTACCAGACGACAACCATTCAGGAGAGACCTTCAGAACTTTAGCTATTTCTATTAATTTTGTTGAATTTTGTGCATTTCCAACCTCAATCTTTTGAATTGCAGCCTGTGATATACCAACAGCCTCGCCTAGTTCTTTTTGAGATAAGCCCGACAATTTACGAGCTTTTTTTAATCGTTGTGCAAGAGTAGTTTTCATAGTCTTAAATATACAACCGCAGTTGTTGGCATTCAAACAAATATAGCTGTTGATTAAAAACAACTAAGGTTTTATTATATGTAAAATAAACAACGGAGGTTTTTTATGAACGAAGCAATTAAAACCGCCATTGATATTGTAGGGACACAAAAAAAACTAGGTGAAGCATGTGGCATAACACAGCAAGCAGTTTTTAAGTGGCTACATAACAAGGCAAAAGTATCACCTGAGCATATCCCATTAATTGTTAAAGCTACAAACGGTCAAGTTAAAGGAAAAGATATTCGCCCTGACTTACCGCACTTATGGGATTTGGGTAATAAATACTGGTAACACAATCGCTCTTTAAAAATTCATGCAGTGCCTTTTGACTTCAATCGGCAAATTATTATCAACAATCCGCTCATATGGAATGAGCCACGGATCATTACTGCTGTTCCCAATATGGGAAGTAATCTAAGAAGGAATTTAACAAATGGAACTATCAAACGAACGCAAATTTCGAGAAATCGAATCAAAAATCATGAAAGGGATACTTGTTACTGGCGCTAGAGAAGTAGCGAAAAGAACGGGTATTCACGAATCACAAATATCTCGCTGGCAATCTCAACAATCTAAAACGCAATTAAGCTTCATACAACGTTGTGCAAGGCTTTTAGTTGCTATTGGGTATGAGACACCAGATGACACAGTGATATTGCAAGGTGATGAGGCTAGAGCGCTAATTCAGATGCTTGAGCATATCAAAACACCAAAAAGAAAAACCTCAACCACTGCGAATGGTGAGGCTTCTCAACAAATGGACTTAACCATTTAACTTAACAAATACACTGTATCAATAACCAGTATTAAAGGGAAGCTGATTTTGAGCTTTCCTTTTGCTGATACAGCTAATTAATGGAGTAATTATATATGAATTCTGTTTACTTAACAAACAGATATGGAGGTCGTGGTGAATACAGCTAAATTCTACGATCTTGGTGTTGCAAGACAACAAAGGAGCAACAGGGTGGAAAACCAGAAACTAGGTTTCATCCCGTTGTACAGGAGCATAAAAAATAAGTCGTGGGCTAAAGATGTTTATCTTAGAACACTATGGGAAAACTTATTGTTAGAAGCTCAGAGCGAGCCGTACACAGCCAATTACAAAGGGCATATATGGCATTTAAAGGCTGGTCAGTTGGTTACAACTCCAGCCAATCTAGGGCTAAACCTGTGCGACAGGAACGGCAAGCCAACCAGTAGAGATACGGTTAATCGAATGCTGGCTGTTTTTGTTCGTGAAGGGATGATTTCAATCGAAGGAGAGAAGCATAAAGGCACCGTGATAACTATCACAAATTACAGTGATTATGCTCAAAATTTAGTCAGTGTACCCGCACATAAGTACGCACATAACAACGCACATGATGAAGTCAGTATTCATGCACCTTTAGACAACATACCCGCACATAACAACGCACATAAACCCGCACATCATGAACAATATATATTTAATAATAAATTATTAAATGATCGTCCGAGAAAAAAATCTTCTGTGCCTCGTAAGGTAAAACCTGATGCTGTTGTGAGTTCACCCAAAGGTAACAAATGGGGTAATGCTGATGACTTGAAAGCTGCTCAATGGATTTACTCGCAAGTCCTGATTGTAAGTCCTACGGCTAAAGAGCCTAACTGGTCGTCATGGGCTAACGATATTCGCCTGATGAGGCAACTAGACGGGCATACCCACCAAGATATTTGCAGAATGTTTAAGTTGGCTAATCGTGACTCGTTCTGGTGTAGCAACGTGTTATCTCCCGCAAAACTACGTGAGAAATGGGACACATTGACCATACAGAGCCAACAACCCAATCGAGGTAAGCGACAGGTTGATCCTGAACCAGCACAGAGCTGGAATACTCGTGAAGCATGGGAGAATGATTTTATATGAAGACTAATCTGGCTACTGCAATCGCTAATCGTGATGCAGGCACATTGGCTAGAATGGCTCAAAGCAGTACGCCGCAGAAAGTAGTAAATCCCCAAGCCGAGCAACTAGTCGATGTGTTATTCCGAAACCTGAAACAACTCTTTCCAGCCTCAGTAAACACCATATTCAAAAACGAAAGCGACGAGCTAGCAGCTAAGCGCCAGTGGATCGCCGCCTTTGCTGAGAATGGAATTACTACCAGAGAGCAGCTTCAAAACGGTATGCGACATGCAAGGGCAAGTGATAACCCTTTCTGGCCTGCTGTTGGTCAATTTATCAAGTGGTGCAAGGAAGAAGATTATGTAGCTCTTGGTTTGCCTGACGAGGAACAGCTTTACGAACTCTATCGAGAATACTGCAAAATGCGTGGCTGGCGTGAAATGAAATGGCCCTCAAACGCTTGCTACTGGATGGTTACCAAAATTTACTCTGAGATGCGAAGTAAAAGCCTAACGGATAGTGAGGTTAAGAAACTTTGCGCCAAAGAGTTACGGAGCATGACTGCAAGAATCAAATCAGGTGAAAATATTCCAGCGCCAGTGCTTCAAGTCGAACACAAGATCACACCAACAAGCCGCAATAAATCACTATCAATAATCGCCAATTTGAAGCAAAAGCACGGCTTCAGATAGCCAAAAGGAATTTAAAAATGAGCAAATACAGATTTGGTAAACCTTATGTTAGACGTTTACGTCCTGATGATATCCCTGAATCAGAACAAGCTAAGTGGGCTATTAGCTATATAAATCATCCACAACACCACTTATCAACCACTAAAGCGTATGCGGTTTGCATGCATGGGTTTAAAGGTGTTTTTCAGGTGTGTCTATGCAAGAGATCACTAATGAAGTTAGTAAAAATGACATTGAATGATGCTTAACACGCAAGAGGATTTTTAGATGAAATGGCATCAGAAGGCACTCGTCAGGATATTTAGTAGCAACATTCTTACATTTCTATTTCAATTCATTGCTTGGGGTTCGGTATCGGTTTTAATCGCGATAGATAAATTAGGCGAGTTTAATCTTCATGTTTATCTAGGGGCATTACCAATAGTGATTATTCAGGCGTTAGTGATGACCTATCTAATCAGGTGGATATTTAAGTTTTGCACTAAGAATATCAATATTAATTAGAGGGTTGAGTGATGAAAGGAACAACGTTAACGGAGCTAATGCGGAAACAAAAAGTTCTATCTCCGCATTTGTTGCTATTCAACCTATCAAGACTCAGATCGCCTTTTTTCAATCATCGCTGGCAAGGTGAAGGAGTACATCAGAAATACCTCGGTAAAGCCTAGTATCTGTTTCGCTTCCTCTTTCGTAAATTCTTCGTCAGAGTGAATCGCACCGTTTGAATCAATTCTTACGATGTGAGCCCAATCTTTCATCTGTTCAGTTATTTTTCCCTTAGAAAATAGCATGGTGATACGCTTGGATAATTTTTCATCCTTAGCTTCATCACCCATGAGTATTTTGGTTGCAATATCCATGACCTTTCTGCAATTCATTACACAAGTTTCATATCTACCACGTTGAAAGTCATCTTTTGATTCAATGAAGAATTTAGCAGCTCGACTTGGGGTGTTTTCTGGTGCCGAAACACTCTTTATCTCAGGGATTACTTCTAAAATTTCATATTCATTTAAATCAGAAGGGATAACTATATTACTTTGATATTGTTGGCTATATTTGAGGGGCGGTACTTGGTAGTAACTAATATCCACAACCACAACCCCAACTTTTTGGCAACTCCTGCACTTAAAAGCAACATCAACTATTGGCACGTCATTACCGCGCATATGTTCGCTAAAAGCCTGAAGAACTGCGTTTTCACGTAAACAAAAAGGACAAGTTACATCAAATGAGAGCATACCCATGAATACATTAACTCCATTATTAAATGATATTTCAATAATTCTTAACAGTTCAGATAGACCTGAATTTACCTTAATTCAACGTTACGAAATAGCCTCATCATCGCAAAAGCTAGAATTTGTTATAGCACTGATAGGTAAACTTATTGAGCAGGATAGGAAGCTAAAGGCTTTACCACTCCCACCAATGCCAGAGGGTGAATGATGAACGAACGCAAATTAAGACTAGAAGCTATAGCAATTTGGCAAGAACTAATTTTACAAGCTAAGCAAAAATACCAATGGTGGGAGCTGTAGCAGCATGGAACAGGAGAGCTAACAGTGAAAATTAAATGTGTAGGGTGTGGTCATATCCATCTCAAAAGTGAAAGACTGCATCCGCCTGAATTCAAAAACTCAATGTGCCCTAAGTGTTGGTGTCAGGGTTTTATCATATTGGAGAGCTAACAGTGAGTGATAAACCATGAGCATTTCAGCAATCACGACGATTAGGTGTTTTTTCACTGGTCATAAATTCGAAAAGCAAGAAAACTGCTGTAATAGCGGATCATATTTCTTTTGCTCTCGATGTGGCATGACACTGTGGAGATATAACATTAAATACAGGAGGGATAATGCAGAAGCAAACATTCCTACTCAGGAATACCCAGATACTAAAAAACCTTAAATCCGTACTAGATAATTTACCCCTCAACGAAGAATTCCCCCTAGAAGTAAAAATCTCAGAATCCAGCCGAACACTACCGCAGAACGACATGTTTCATGCGCTATGTGGTGATGTATCAAAGCAAATGACCCTCAACAATGAACCACTGAAATTATGGCAGTGGAAGAATGTCTTTGTGTCTGGTCACTGGATGGTTACGACAGGGGCGAAAGAGTCACCGTTAATTCGCGGCATCGAAGGCGAGCTATTAAACATTCGCGAGAGCACGTCTCAGATGGGCAAGAAGCGCATGAGTAGCTTAATTGAATACTCGACAGCTTGGGCGGTAGAAAGCGGCGTGAAGCTGCGTACAACTCGTTATGAATATAACTACTACGGGCACAGGGAATAACTCAAGGAGCAGCAAGAGAGATGAATAGATTACAAATAGCGGTGGCAAATTTATGCGGTCGAATAGGTTTTTCGATAGCCCAAAATTCAAAGCAACTCAGCCCGTGGGTTATGGAGGATGAACGCCAAGTATACAGCTACCCCACATCAACTAAGCGCATCACAGGTCACGCAAAGATAAACCGAGCAGCCAAGAAGCGGAGGAATAAAAAATAATGGCAAAGCGAACTAACGCACTTGAGCAAATGAAAAAATGGATGGAAGTAATCCCACAGTGTTTGTAGCCACAAGGTAAGCAAATTGACAACGAAGAACCCAAAGAGAAGCCAGCAGCCCAGAAGCGGAGGGCGAGAAAATGAAAGAACCCCACATATACAGGCTTCTCACTTACGAAGAAGCAGAAAGACTTTGTGAGCACTACAGGCGACAAGGTTATTCACCAGTAAAGATACTCAATATTAACCCTCAGTATTTCGATGTATCAGTCAACCTACCCACCCAAAAATGGCTCAAGCCAACACCACGAGCAATGATTAATAGGATGTGGAGATGAAAAACGAAGCAGAAGCGTTTATGAGCGCATTAACAACGTTAAAGCTATGTTGGGCTATCCATAAGTCTAATGAAGCCGTCAGGAAGTGTGCAGGGCTATTAAAGCGCAAATTTAAAGAGAATTTAGCGTATGAGGCAATGCTAACAATTGAAAGCAGCAGTAATCCGATGCTTGTTATTACACTTGCGGAGTGGGAGCTAGAGAAATGACAGAAGAACGCAATGGGATTTACCTCCGAATTAATGGTGATCAATATCGGCATATTTGGGTGGTTGGTGATATTCATGGATGCTTTGATTTGCTGAATGAAAAATTACAACAAATTGATTTTGATAAAGAAAAAGATTTATTAATTTCAGTCGGTGACCTAATCGATAGGGGGGATCGAAACGTAGAATGCCTAGACCTGATTAATGAAAAATGGTTTAGGGCTGTACGTGGCAATCATGAGCAAATGGCGATTGATGTTGTTATGCACAAAGGCAATAGAGATTGCTGGATGATGAATGGTGGCCTTTGGTTTTTCATGCAGGACTACGATAACGAAGTTTTATCTAGAGCCTGTTTAGCTAAAGCGGAGCAACTGCCACTGATTATCGAAGTAAACGCTGATGGCAAAAAGACAGTCATTGCACACGCTGATTATCCATCCGATGAATATGATTTCGGTAAACCAGTTGATGAACGGTATGTAATTTGGAGTCGTGAGCGTATTGGCGACGAGAATGTGCGTGAGATTAAAGGTGCGGACCTATTTCTATTTGGTCACACACCAATGATTAAAGGTATCGAAAAGCGCGCTAATCAGGAATACATCGATACTGGGGCGGTGTTTGGTTATGGGCTAACCATGAGGCAAATCAAATGAACTGCCAATCATGCAATAGACCGCTAACAGATGATGAAATTTACGTGTGTGCTCAGTGTGCTGATGAATACGCTCATTTGGAAGTGATGGATAAAATCAAGGAGGAAAAGAGTGGCGAAGGCTAAAAAGCCGAAGCTCAAAACCTGTAAAGTCTGCAACAAAGAATTCATTCCCTACCTATCCACCCAAAAAGTTTGTTCCACATCCTGCGCAATAAAATTCGCCTCAAATGAAATTAAACGGACCGAAGAAAAGGGCCGTAAGAAACGTTTATCTGAGGAAAGAAAAATATTGCGGGCCAGAAAGGAAAAGTTAAAGACAAAATCAGACTGGAACAAAGAGGCCCAAGCGGCAGTAAATAAATACATATTTTGGCGAGACTATGGTCAGCCATGCATCGCTTGCGGTCGGCCCTTAAATTATGGAGTAAGAGGTGGGTCCGTAGATGCTAGTCATTACAGATCAAGGGGTTCGGCAAGTCATTTAAGATTTAATTTACTCAATATTCACGCTGGCTGTGTTCACTGCAATAGGGACCTGTCAGGAAATCTCATCCCGTATCGCATTAATCTCATCAATAAAATCGGCGAAGAGCGAGTAACTCGTTTAGAGCACGATAACACGGTCCGTAAATTCGACATCGAATATCTCAAGCGAATGAAATCAATATTCACTCGTAGGGCCCGTTGGTATGAGAAAAGGCGAAAGGATAAATATTCGGAGGTGGCTTAATGTTTACTGATATCCGCGCAGCCATTGAAGAGGCTAGGTGGCTTAGGCAACAAACAAAGCATCATCATGTCGTCACTCAAAAAAGAAACGGCTTCTTATCGGTTAGGCAGGAGGTCGGCATGTCGAGAGAGGCATTACTCAGAAAGTCATTTAGCACACGCTACGACTGCCATAATCACACAGTATTACCGGAGGCGAGATGAGGGAATGTGATCCGTTCAATCTACTGTCTCTTTACTCAAGCAAAAATGAGCTAAGACGAGTTTGGGGTTCTAATCGAAAAAACGCATTAGACAGTAAGCGAGTCTGGATTCGCTACATGTTAATGACGTGGGGAAAGGAATATGGTGGCAATGATTATCCAGAATCAGGATCAGGTAGCGTCATTGGACGATTAATGATTAGGACGGAATGGAGCGAAACTGAGGGTGAAAGAATAATCAAGGTGGTTAATGATTTACATAAAATGGGTTATCAAGGAGAGGAATTATTCAAAAAGTCACATGAGATATTAAATCCTAAAAATAAAATAAGCGACCTCATTGCTCTCGCCAAAGAATCAGATGATGCCGCTTTTGTGGAAAATGTAATAACGAAAACATTTGCTAAAAACAATCCGATTCGTCATGTAGCTATTAAACGATATTGTGAGCGCAAATACCCGCAAAAGATGGCGCGTGAATTGAGTTATCAAACTAAAATCAGCATACAGCAAGCGGTGAGGAGGATCGGCTGGGCGGAAAGCATTCTTGAAGAGGAGATGTTTTACGCAATGAAACATGAATTAGAAAGGGAGTTATGTCTGATTTCATAAATATTTAAAATATATATTGCAAATGCGAATTTTATGTGTATAGTTTGTGATATGCTCGGGCAGTAAAACAAAGAGCACTGAAAGCCTGATAGAGATATCGGGCTTTTTTGTATCTGAAATCCGAACAGTGCCCCTCATAGTCCCTACGCAGAGCGGAGAAATCTGGTTTGCGATACACTTGGGGCTTTCTATTTTAATCCCCCCGAATTCGAGGGAATAAGTTTTTGATATTTATCCAGAGTGCTTATTTGCATTGTGGTAATCCAACTCTCCGGAATTTCCGGATAGTTCACATGTTCGGTTATTCCGAACAACTCATTCAGAAGATCGCTTAGGCGGTCTTTTTTTATTTCTACCATTTTGTTGATATCACCGAAATGGTTTCGTATATGCCGACCACAGAATAAATCACAACACCTCACATTCACACAAGAGCTGTGAGTCGGCGTTCTATTTAAGAGAGGTAGTTATGAGTAATCAAAATGAAGGTGGATTTTCAGGGGTTATTGGCACGGATGGTAATTTGAACCTAGAGGAGCAAGTAGAAGCATTAGAGCTTGCATTACTCCAGCAAAGTGAAGCTATCCTCACCTTAAGCAATAGAATAGGTAAGTCAGCAGAGTGTGGAGATGATGTTATTTTTGTAGATAAATTAACAGCACCCCCAACAAAGCTCCGTTCTTAATGACTACAATTGAGTAAACTTACCTTGCTCCAGGGCGTTTTCTTTTAATTGTTCAGCAAGATGTTTTAGTTTTTCTTTTACACTATCATCAAACCCTTGGTGATCAACTGTTGCCGTAATCACACCTGCGAGAGCAAGTGCATTATCACGCGGAATTACACATCCGAGATATCCGAATGCGATTCGAAGTGCTGCAACTTCATCTTGTATTTCTCTGAGTGTTTTATCTTTTTCAACAATCGGCATCAATATTCTCCACCGAAGTAAGTCAGCCATTCCTTCGGTCAATTACACTGGGCTGACCCATTAGTTTATCTTAAGTCTAATATTCGCACGTTTAACTTACTCACATTAATAAAACTCAGGACTACATATATGCAAGAGCCGTTAACAGGCACAGCAACCGCCTCGTTAGCGGGTGTCTCTATTGTAGGTCTCTATTCAGGTATGGACGCAGGCGTTGTTATTGGTGCGTTCGCAGGGGCGGTGATATTTGTATTGTCTGCTCATGATATCCGGCTATTAAAACGATGGGCGTATTTCACGGTTGCATTTGCGATTGGGATATTAGGCGCTGATTTCATGTCGTCACTACTGAGTGGTATTGTCGGAGATAGAGAGGTTGATCGCTCTGTTGGTGCTATGTTCTCATCGGCTGGTTTAGTTGGTGTACTGGTAACAATATCTAAACCCGGTGCGCTCACAGACAGTATCAACAACGTTATTAACAACCTGATAGATAAATTCAGAGGAGGTGGAAGATGACCATCTCAATGTTTTGGATTTACGTCAATTTTTTCTCATGCTTATTCGCTGTTATTCGTCTTGTTAACTATGAGCGTAACGGCGCTAAATACAAATTCTTTCCGTCACTTATAGCATGGGTTCTCATTGTTATGCTGGGTTCTATCCCACTACGCATATTAACGAATGACTACGCCCATGCAGATCCATTTGAAGTCGGAATCAATATCACGCTATGCGCACTAATAATTCTTAGCCGTGGGAATGTAATGCAAATATTTAGAGGGGTTAGTAAAAATGACACTCGGTGAGAAACAACGAAAATTCACTCGCATGATTGCGGACTTAATTATCTTTGCTTATGACAACGGCTATGAGCTGACGTTTTCAGAAGCATACAGAACGCCTGAGCAAGCACAATTAAATGCTAAATCAGGTGCTGGTATTAAAAATAGCTTGCATACCCAGCGGCTAGCTGTGGATTTCAACCTATTTAAAGACGGTAAATATCTAACAGCATCAAGTGACCATAAATTGCTTGGTGAATATTGGGAATCTATCGGCGGTACATGGGGCGGTCGTTTCAATGACGGTAATCACTACTCGTTAGAGCACAATGGCGTTAAGTGATATGAACACGCTAACTAAGGTATTAGCTGGACTACTGGCAATATCTGCATTCTGGCTATGGTGGGTAATAGATGACTACGACAAGCTGAGCAAAGATTACAACACAGCAACCAATCAGCTATCTCGCCAGCAATCCATTACAGAAAACGCCAACCGCACATTCAGGATTATCAATAATGTCTCATCACTTAATAGCGAAGAGCGGAATAGGTCAGCCGTGGATTCTGAAAAAGTTAAAACGGTTATCAAAACTGTTCTTGTCAATAATGATTGCGCCAATACTACTATTCCTAGTGACGCTCTTATCAGGATGCACGACTATTCAGAAAGAATACGTGCCAGTGGAACACATAGCGATACCGGCACACCTAACCGCTGATTGTCTATTGCCCTATATACCCGAACAAATGACATGGGGAGAATCGTTAATGTTAAACATCTCCCTGTTATCGGTTATTGAGCAATGTAATTCAGACAAGAAAGCAATACGGGAAATTGAACAACAACGAGCCTCTAAGTAATTAGGGGCTTTTTAATGGAGAAATATCATGGCAGCACAAGGTTTCGATAACCCAACTCAATTCCGTGAAGAATTGGATAAAAGCATTCCAAAAGAATAAAAAAAGCCCAGCATGGGGGCTGGGCAAACTAACAAGATATCAATCAAAGTGTAGCGATAGCTACTTAGTATAGCTTAAGTAAATATATATATCAGCAATTAGATAAGTCGTTTATCCATTAAGGAGAGTGATCATATCTTGACTGCTAGGAACAGACTAGAAGTGGCTTAGCAGTGTATCGCTAAGCTGCGAACTCTACACATTTCATCGGCGCATTCACCGCGCAATTAAAAACACTCACAGAACCTTACAGAAAGTCGAACCTGAGAAAAACCGTTAATGGTGTTTTCTGTGGGGCGGTTATTTCTGGTGAACAGGTTCGCTTTTCTATAAGGATTTACACCATGAGCAAATCATTAGTTTTCAAAGGTAATGAAATTACTCCATTTGATAATGGTGATAATAAGATTTGGTTTACCAGCTCTTAGATGGCTAAGCTTCTCGAATACAAAAATGAGAAGTCAGTAACCAATCTATATAACGCCAATAAAGATGAGTTTTCTGATGATATGACAATGGTCACTGAAACAATGACCAATGGAATAAACAACAACTTACGTAAGAAAAAGGTCAGGATCTTCTCTGTTAGAGGTGCGCATCTAATCGGAATGTTAGCTAATACAGATGTAGCGAAAGCCTTGCGTCGATGGTTGCTTGATCTAGCTGAAAAAGAGTCAAAACCACAAACGGGGTTAGCAAACCTTGACATGAATGAGCTTAAAACCCTGACTATCAATGAGATGCAAAATAGATTAGTAGCAGCCGATAACTGGTCGTTCGAGAACTTTGGCAGGAAAGGTAGTGACTTAATGAATTTACGCAAGCGTCACTTAAAGAAAATACGCAAAGCGAAGAAGGCAATTAAAGAACTATCACAATTAACCTTACCTGATATGGGCGAATTTCCAGATGGAGAAGAGCCGGCATGAACCACGAACAATTCATAGAGCAGAACGTACTAGCCGAGTTAAAAAAGCTCGGCTTTTCTTTGCCTGTTTGTCGTAGAGCAAGTTACATGGCGGTAGATCATTATCGCCGAAGCTCTCAAGCAAGTAGAAAAGGGCGAATGTTTGACGACTGCTTACATATTGCCAAAGTGTGGGCGAGTAAGTTCGCTAAGGAGAAGGCGTGACCAAACAAGAAAAAGACTGGCTAGATACTCTCCATCGTCAATTACAGCAATCACTTGAATGCTTACACTGTGGCAGAGTTGATGAGGGGCGGATAGTTGCTGAAATCGTCGAGCGCGAGTTAGGCAAATTAGTCAACAAACAGAAAACCAAATAGGCCCTAGTGGCCTTTTTTATTGGGTGGAATATGAAAACAGGAACACTGCATTACAAAATGACACTGCGCCGTTACATGTATCCATTGTTTATTATCGGAGCTTTAATTAACAGCACTTGGTTAATGAAGCTCTGTTTTAAGAAAGAAATTGTGTTTAAAGAAATTTAAAGGAATGGATATGGCTAAAAGACCAGATTGGGAGGCCATCGAGTCGGCTTACCGAGCTGGCGTGATGTCCATAAGGGAAATAGCCTCTCAATACGAGATAACCCATCAGGCGATAAGTAAGCGCGCCAAGAAAGAAGGGTGGGAGCGAGATCTAAAGGCGAAGGTTAAAGCTAGGGCTGAAAACTTGGTTGCCAAAAGGGAGGTTGCCAGTCTGGTTGCCACCGAAAAGGCTATTTCAGAACGGCAACTTATTGAGGCTAATGCCGAGGTTATTGCTAATGTCCGCATGGAGCATAGAGGCGATATTCGAAGGGCTAGAGAGTTAACTAATAACTTATTTGATGAACTATCTGCTGAATGTGCTGATGTGCCAGCCTTAAGAAAACTTGGCGAGTTAATGTTTAGTCCTGATGATAACGGACGCGACAAACTCAATGAAATTTATCACTCAATCATCTCCCTGCCTGAGCGCGTTAAGTCAGCCAAGGCATTAAGCGAAACACTTAAAAATTTAGTTGGACTTGAGCGTCAAGCATACGGCCTTGATGATGCTCAGCCGAATAAGACAGCTAGTCAGCTATCAGAACTAATGGACGACTTATCTAAGGAATAATCATGAAGCCAGAACATCTTGCATTATTAAGAGATAAGCTCTGGCGATTAAATCACCTCTACTGGATAACCAATAAAGAAGGTAAGCCAGTTCGATTTAAAATGACGCCTGAGCAACTCGAATATTTTGAAGGGATGCACACGCGAAACATTATCCTTAAAGCCCGTCAGCTTGGCTTCACTACTGAGGTCTGCATTATCCAATTGGACGCAGCGTTATTTGAGGCGGCTAAATGTGCATTGATAGCCCACACACTTAACGATGCTAAGCGACTATTCAGGGAAAAGATAAAGTATGCCTATGACAAGCTACCTGATGAAATCAAAGCGGCTAACCCAGCGAGTAATGATGCGGCTGGTGAGTTGGTGTTTAGCAAAGGCGGCTCGCTCTATATCAGCACGTCATTTCGTGGCGGTACGCTCCGTTATTTGCACGTTTCTGAGTTCGGTAAGATATGTGCTAAGTATCCAGAGAAAGCCCGTGAGATTGTCACTGGCGCATTTGAGGCGGTATCAAGCGATTGTTTTACGACGATTGAAAGCACAGCGGAGGGTCGAGCAGGTTATTTCTTCGATTATTGCCAGTCTGCTGAGAAAGCGCAAATTCAGAATAAGACTCTCTCTAACCTAGACTGGAAGTTCTTTTTCTTCTCATGGTGGAAGAATCCAGAGTATGCCATTAATCCTGTTGAGCCATTACCCCAGCGGTTAGTTGATTACTTTGATGAGATAGCCAGCAAACATGGTGTTCAATTAAATGAGCGCCAGAAAGCATGGTATTACGCCAAAGAGAAAACGCTTGGCGACGATATGAAACGGGAATATCCGTCAATACCGTCTGAGGCATTCCAACAATCGGTTGAAGGCGCTTACTACGCCAAGCAGTTCCGCTTCCTGTACGAAAATAAACGCATTGGCACACTTCCTGATAACTCGCACTTACCGGTTCACACGTACTGGGATATTGGTGTGGGTGACTCAACGTCAATTTGGTTTATTCGTGAAGTGGGCGAGGAGTTCCACATTATAGACCACTACTCAAACAGTGGTGAAGGTCTACGGCACTACATGAAAGTACTGAAAGACAAAGGCTACACATATGCAAGTCACAATGGCCCTCATGATATCGATAACCGTGAGTTTGGCTCGGATGCGAAATCTCGGCGTGAATTAGCGCGTGAGGGGTACGAAATCGACGGACAAATTTACTCAATCCGATTTGAAGTAGTGCCGAAGCTTTCAGTTGATGAAGGTATCGAGGCAGTACGTGAAATTCTGCCACTTTGCGTGTTTGATGAGCATAAATGTAGTGAAGGCATTGCTCATCTAGAAGCTTATCGTAAAGAGTGGGATGACAAGCGAGGCTGTTGGAAAGATAAACCGCTTCACGATTACACGTCGCATGATGCTGACGGATTTAGGTATTTTGCGGTGAGTCGCAGAAATACCAAGCGTCCAGCATTCGAAATTAACCTAGGAACAACCTTCTGATGAGTACAACAAATGTAGATTTCACTCGACCGGAGTATAAAACGGCTGCTCCTCAGTGGGAGTTAGTGCGCTCTGTTTGTCGAGGTGGTGAGGACATAAAAAGCTATCTTCCTGAGCTTGAAGAACAAGATGGCAAACGCAAAAGGAAACGCAATAAAGACTATCAGGACCGTGCTGTGTTTTACCCAATAACAGGTAACACCCGTAACGGTATGATAGGCATGGCATTTAAAAAAGATCCCTTAGTTGCTGTTGTCGAAAAGCTTTCGTGTTTAAAAGATGATGCTGATGGTGCGGGCTCAAGTATTTATCAACTCGCTCAGTCCTCGCTTGAGTCGGTATTAGAGGTAGGGCGACACGGGCTATATGTTGATTACAATAGTGATTCTAAACTTCCGTACATATTTCAATATCGAGCTGAAGATATCATTAATTGGCGTACAGCGCGGATTAATGGGCGCACGATGTTAACGCTGGTGGTATTGCGAGAGACAATTGAAGAAGAGGACGGATTTGGATTTAAAGATGCAATTCAATACCGAGTATTAGCGATAGAAGAAGGTAAGTTTATCTGCCGCGTGTATCGCAAGCCCAGTGGAAGTAGCGTTTTTGAAATTTCTTCTGAGTATATACCTGCGCGTGCTGGTAACGGTGTGTGGAATGAAATTCCATTTACATTTATTGGTGCACAGAATAATGATCACACTATTGATGAAGCCCCACTTCTAGGATTGGCAAAAATCAACCTAGGGCATTATCGAAACTCTGCTGATTATGAAGATTCTGTTTTCTTCTGTGGGCAAATACAACCTTATCTAGGTGGGCTAGGAACAGAATGGCGTGACTATCTAGAAAAGAAAGGCGTTATGGTTGGTTCTCGCTCGCCAATTATGTTGCCAAAAGAAGGTTTCTTTGGTTACGCTCAGGCTCAACCTAACATGCTGGCAAAAGAAGCAATGGACAGTAAACGCGATTATATGGTTGCGCTCGGTGCTCAATTGGTTTCTGCTGATAGCAAAGTTAAAACGGTTATTCAGTCTGTCGGTGAACAGAACGCACAAACCTCTATCCTGAGCATCTGTTGCTCTAATGTTTCCGATGCATGCAGTAAATCGCTAATATGGTGTGCTGAATACTTAGGTTTAGATACTGCAGGCATTTCGTTTGAGATTAACAAAGACCTCGTTAATCACATTGCCGATAGTTCGATGATCCGTGAAATCGTCGCAGCATGGCAATCTGGCGCAACGCGTAAATCTGACTTAGTGAGAAGTTTGCAGAAATATGATGTTATCGACCCCGCTGATGATGTTGATGTGGTGGTGGATGAGCTTAATAATCAAGAGCCGACAATGGTAGGTGAGACATGAGATCAGTGAATGAGCGGTTAATGGATGAATTGATTGCTCACTCCCTGTTTTCTGGTCGCTATTCTACAGGGGTGGCTAGACGCATGATAAAGGCACTTAATGAGTTTGATGCTGAATTAACTGCTTCACTTATAGTGTCTTTAGATGATACCTCCATCGATGTTAATAGTTTCACTGCAAGGCGATTGGAGTCGTTGCTGTCCAGCGTTAGAAGTATTAATAAGCGAGCTGTTGATAGCGCTTTTTCGCTACTAACGGAAGAAATGAGAGCGCATGCATTATATGAGGCTGGTTATTACCCATCCCTTTTTGATTCTCTACTACCTGATGTTGTTCTACGCAAATATCCACTAATGAGCATTACAGAGGAAATGCTATTTTCCTCAGTCATGTCTCGCCCATTTCAAGGGAAATTACTTTCTGAATGGGCTGATGGGTTAGAGTCAGATCGCATGACACGCATAAATAACGCTGTTCGTAATGGTTATTTAAATGGTGATAGCGCGGTAGAAATCGGACGTAAAATCAGAGGACATGCAAACCAAGGTTATAAAGATGGCATATTGCAACTAAGCCGAGCTAATGCGACGACAATAGCTAAAACTGCCATTAGCCATTTACAAGCAACAGCGCGAGATCAGTTTGCTGGTGCCAATAAAGACATTCTTGATTGTAAACAGTGGTTATCTACCCTCGATAATAAAACATCTCACGATTGTATTATTCGTGACAGACTGAAATACACGCTGGAAGGTAAGCCTATTGGTCATAAAGTTCCTTACCTACAAGGCCCAGGAAAAATCCACTTCAATTGCCGTTCAACAGAAACATTGGTTACCAAATCATGGCGTGAATTAGGCATTGATTTAGACGAGATGGATGCAGGAACGAGAGCATCAATGGACGGGCAAGTGCCAGCGGATACTAATTTTCTTGATTGGATACAGCGACAACCTGAGTGGCGACAGCGACAGGTATTTGGAGAGACAAGGTTCAGGTTGATGAAAGAGGGCGGTATGCATCCATCCGAATTTTACACGGACAAAGGTGAGTTTATTTCTCTCGAACAGCTCAGGGAGATAGACAAGCAAGCATTTAGAGAGGCTGGATATAGCTAATCAATAAACCATTTAACAAGGTCACCTCGGTGGCCTTTTTTGTTGCTTAAAAAACTAAGGAATATAACTATGTACGCACTTAAATTAATTACTGAACGTGAAGGACGTAAAGTGGAAGAAGTCCACTGCTTAGGAGATATGTACCGCTTAGAGTTTTATCCTGAATCAGAAAATAAAGATATCGTGGCGCGGGTTGAACACACAAAGAAAGACGCCATCCCATTATTTGATATTAAACGAACAGATCATGCTTACATTACAACGATAGTCGGTGACACGGTTCGGGTTATCAGTCGCGGATTAAAATCAAACTAACACTGGTCGCTTATGCGGCCTTTTTTATTACCTAAATTCAGCTTAGGGCTGAGTTAATTCAACGCGCTAGGCGCATTCAATCCCAAGGGGAATAACATGTTATTTATGAATATCGAACGCAAATACTATTCACAGGCTGATGATAGTTCGCAAGGTGGAGGGGGTGGAGTACCAGAAATCACCCCAGAGATTCAAGCCATCATCGATAAGCAGGTCTCAGGGCTAAAGGCTAAAAACAGTGAGTTACTCGGCAAGCTCAAGGAGCAAGGCGATAACTTGAAACGCTTTGAAGGTATTGATCCCGACACTGTGAAGGGAATGCTCAAACGCTTTGAGAATGACGAAGAAGCTAAACTCATTGCAGATGGCAAAATTGACGAGGTTCTCAATAAGCGTACTGAGCGTTTGCGTGGTGATTTCGACAAGAAGTTAAAAGAAGCAAGCTCTAAAGCTGAAAAGGCAGAGGCGTTTGCAAATAAATTCCGTGCTCGTGTGTTAGGCGATGAAATTCGTTCCGCAGCAGGGAAAGCGGGCGCATTAACCAGCGCTCAAGAAGATTTAATTTTACGTTCCAAAGGCATTTTTCAGATCAACGATGAAGGTCAGGCCGTAGCCGTTGATGAAGATGGCAATCCAATTATGGGTAAAGATGGTCGTACGCCATTATCACCTATTGAATGGATTGAATCCCTAAAAGAAAGTGCTCCTCACTTATTCCCCGCAGCCTCTGGTACAGATGCAGGGAAACATAAACAAGGTGGTGCGCATTTTAAACGCTCTCAAATGTCCGCTAGTGACAAGGCTGATTATATTCGCCGATACGGGCGTGACGCATATTTAAAACTTCCAAAAGAGTAAGGAAATATAAGCAATGGCTACGACGACTAATAATGATTTAGTAATTTATAACGATTTAGCACAAACTGCGTTTTTAGAACGCCGTCAAGATAATTTAGCAGTATTTAATCAGGCATCAAACGGCGCAATTGTGCTGGATAACTTGTTTATCGAGGGGGACTTCCGTAAGCGTGCCTTTTATCATATCGGCGGTTCGATTGAGCATCGTGATGTAAACTCTACAGCATCCGTAGAGAACAAAAAAATCGGCGCGGGCGAATCTGTTGATGTAAAAGCACCTTGGAAATATGGTCCTTATGCAACGACAGAAGAAGCATTTAAACGCCGTGGGCGTGATGTATCGGAGTTTTCTGAGTTGGTGGGTACGGATGCGGCAGATGCTTCACTAGAGGGTTACATTAAATACTCTTTAGCTGCGCTGGGTGCAGCAATCGGCAATAACAAAGAAATGGTGGTGACGGCTGATATTGCGACCGATGGCAAGAAAACGCTGACCAAAGGTTTACGCAAATACGGCGATAAATTTAACCGTGTAAATCTGTTTGTTATGCACTCAACCACCTACTTCGATATTGTTGATCAGGCCATTGACAACAAAGTGTATGAAGAAGCGGGTGTGGTTATCTACGGTGGACAGCCAGGCACATTAGGTAAGCCTGTGCTGGTAACGGATACAGCGCCAGTAGATGCCATCTTTGGTTTAGTGCCGGGTGCTGTGACTATCACTGAATCCCAAGAGCCGACTTTCCGATCTTATGAAATCAATGACAAGGAGAACTTGGAAGTTGGTTATCGTGGTGAAGGCGTGGTTAACGTTGGCGTTCTGGGCTATAGCTGGGATGAATCAAAAGGAAAAAACCCTGATTTAACACAGTTAGGCACCGCAGGTAACTGGAAGAAGCATTTCACTAGCAACAAATTAACCGCTGGCGTCATGATTAAACTGACTGCCGAAGAGGGAAAGTAACCCTGTCAGCGGATAAAACGTCCGCTATCGCTGACAGTACAGATACAGTAACGATCACTCTTAATTACACCAAGGGCAGCTCTCCAGTCGAAGGAGCTACCGTTAATTGGTCTACAACAGGTGGTAAATTAAGCGTTACTTCATCTAAGACGGGCAAAGCTGGTGGTGCGACAGTGAAATTAACTTCTGATTCACAGGGTGAATTTATTGTCACAGCCACTGTTGATGGTGTTGCACAAAATACTGATGCAATTACATTCACAGAAAAAACTTCTCCAGACGAGTAATTTAAGGGGCTTTGTGCCCCTCTTTTTTTTGAGGTGAGCATGATTGATCCTGATAAGAACTCTCCAATATTTAATAGCTACGCAAGTGTGGATGATTTGAAGAAATACGCTGAGGATAGAAATATCACTTTGGCAGATAGTGGATTAGAGGCATTACTAATTACGGCGATGGATTATCTTGAATCGCAAAAATGGTTAGGTAAACGAACTAACCCAAATCAACCTTTATCTTTCCCTCGCTCAGGGCTATCTCGCGACGGTGTTGCCATCCCAAGCGATCAGATACCAAAGCAATTAATCCAAGCTCAATGCCGTTTAGCGATTGAATCAGTAGAAAATGACCTACAGCCCACGTTAGGCGCTGAAATCACCTCAGAGCGAATTGAGGGCGCTATTACTGTGCAATATGCCGAAGGCACTAATACTGGCGCACCAAACTTTCCTTGGTTAAAAGGTTTATTGTCTGGCTTGATTGATGTCTCGGATGGATTTGCCATTAATACATTTGCAATGAGGTAGCCATGAACATTTATCAACGTGGGCAGAGCACAGCATTAAGGATGTTGAAAAAATATGGCGTTTCCTATCAGGCTAAGCGTGATGGTAAGCATTGGGTTGATGATGAGGGGCAGGAACACTTTGAGCCAGAAACGTTATTTTCTGTTGTCGGGGTAAAAACGCAATATAAACCTCACGAAATCGACGGAACACTTATTCTCTCCACGGATATTAAAATGATACTTCCTCCAGACATTGATATTCAGAAAGGGGATAAGCTGCTTATCGATGGCGTTTGGTTGCGCGTTCATGAGCCGAATCCTGTTAAACCCGCTGATATTATTATCTGCTATCAGTCTCAACTGAGGGCGTGACATGTCAGATCAGTTTATGAGGTCAATTAACTTATTTATCGATAAATCCAATGCAGATATTGAAACGGTTGTAAGAAAAACCAGTATTCAAATACTTGCTAGGCTCGTTGATATGTCACCCGTTGGGAATCCTGAACTATGGGAAGTTAATAGGGTTGCCTCAAACTACAATAAAGCAGTTTTTGAACATAATGAGTATCTAAAACAAGATCCTAATAATTTAACACCAAAGCGACGTCAATTAAAAAAGCGTGTTCGTGTTAATGGCTCTATGGATATTTATGTTCCTCCTGGTTATACAGGGGGGCGGTTTAGAGGTAATTGGCAGGTGTCATTTGATGCTCCAGCGGAAGGCGAAACGGGACGCATAGATAAGTCAGGCAATATGACAAAGGCGTTAGGCAACGTTGTTATTGAACAATTTAAGGTAGGAATGAAAGCTATCTATTTCACAAACAATGTGCCTTATGCTTACCGCCTTGAAATGGGGCATTCGAAACAAGCACCTAACGGTATGGTTGCTGTGACTGCTGAGGAATTTAGTCAGTTTTTCAACTCTGCCGTATCGGAAACTAAATCATGAATCAGTCAACGATTAATACTGAAATACGAAAGCTGGTGGCGAGTATTGGCAAGGATTTAAACCTAAAAATCGCATGGCCCAATCTTCCTTTTAATGATATTAACGCTCCCTATCTTCAACTCCATGTCATGCCAGCAGAAACGGATAACATCGGGTTATCTCTGGATATGCCTGTTTATCGTGGTGTTATCCAAATTAACGTAGTTGGGAAAGTAGGGGGTGGGGACGCTAAGATATCAACTATTGCTGATGACGTTAAAAACAGATTAGAAAATGGATTAACATTAGGGGAGGGTATCTACATTAACGGAGAGCCTAGCCAGTTCCCTCCAATTTCAGATGAAACAAATTATACCATTCCTATTCGTGCATCCTATCGATGTAATGCAATCCGATAACACCGCTTAATTGCGGTTTTTTTATACCTAAAATAGAGGTTAACAATGGCCTATAACATTCCTAATGGGTCGCGTGTTTACGTCGCAAGTAAATACGATGACGAAATTAAAATTACCGAGGCAACTAATGCCGAAGAAGCCGTACTAACAGTTGATGATGTGGGTGACATTGCTAAAGGCGATATTGTTCATGTTACATCTGGCTGGAAAAAAGCTTCGGGTGCTTTCCGTGTTGCAAGTGTCGCTGAATCTAAAATCACCTTAGAAGGTGTCGATACAAGTGATAAAAATGTGTTTCCTGCTGGTGGCGGTACAGGAACATTAAAGAAAGTATTGTCATGGGAAGTCATGCCACAGGTAATGACACTTTCTACAGAAGGTGGGGAACAGCAAACTCAAGAGGTTCAATTTCTTGAAGATGAGCAGGCAGAAACTATCGATACCTATAAAAATGGTGTTGTACAGGTTTATACCTTTGCTCACGATGCTAAGCTGCCTATCCGTAAATTGCTAACAAAATTGGACGACAGTAAGCAAGTTACTGCAATCCGATTCTTCAATAAACGCGCAGAAGAAGATCGCTATTACACAGCTTCAATTTCATTCCAGCGTGTGCCAAACACTGCTATCAACGAAGTTGAAAACGTAACAGCGCGATTCTCACTTAAATCTGAAATGCAGATTTATACCAACGCATCTTAATCAATAAATACTCACAACAGCCCCGAAACAGGGGCTTTTTAAGGACTGATAATGCCTAAATTTACACTCGTCCCAAATCCAACCTTCAAAGCTAACGTTAAAATTCCTGTTGCCGGCAAAGAAAAGCCAGAAGTAGTTACATTCACATTTAAACATCACTCAGTAAGTGAGCTTGATGGAATGCGAGAAAAACCGATTTCTGAGTTCTTTGAGCAGATTATTGCTGACTGGGCGATCGAAGAGCCATATAACAAAGAAAATTTAAACATATTGTTAGATAACTACCCTTCAGCCTCTCGTGCTATTTCATCAACGTATTACAACGAACTGATGGGTAATCGTGAAAAAAACTCTTAACGGTCGCCGAGGCGATGTATGGCGGAATGAGTTCAAAAGAATCGGCTGAGTTCGAGCGCGCTTTTGGCTTTCCGCCAGATATTGAAGATGTTGAAATCTGGCCTGATGTTTGGGATTCGTATCAAGTATTTTCAGCCATGAATACACAGTGGCGTGTAGGCATGAATGGTATCACAGGCTTGGATTACAACCCATTAAACCAAATAATGGACTTACTCAACATCAAAGATAGAGCGACCGTTTTTAGCGATATCCGCATTATGGAAGCTAAGGCGTTAGAGGTGATGCATAAGAGGTCGCAATGATGAGCTGATCAGTGGCAAACGTCGATTAGTGAGTAGGAAGAGAAAGTAGCCAATTATCAGGCTTGAGATATTTTATAGTAAAGGTAGGAATATGAACAAAATCCTAAAGCAGTATCGACATATGAAGGTGCCTTTATTTGAATCTGGATATATTATCTATTGTGGCTCTTGGGATGATTGGCGATCTCTACATGAAAAACTAGGCATTGATGGTGGGGATAGTTTTGTTAACGGTGCAAGTCATACAGTTACTAACACTCAGTGTGTACTCCATATTATTGGTGTGTTTAACGGTAAATTATCTACTCTAGTTCACGAATGCGCACATATAGCGTTCGACATTTGTCACCGCGTCGGTGTGAGCGTTGAAACAGGAGCCGCGAATGAAACATTTTGCCATCTTATTAGTAGGATGGTGGATTTCTGTGTTAAACCCAAAAAAGCCGACGTAGGCCGGCTTTAATTATTACAACAGGTTAAGGACGCTTACTGTTTGGTGTTCTTTTTTCAAGAACCCATGTGTTGCCTGATTGCGTTGTTGGTGGTAGCTTTTCGTTGTCTCTCACTGTGGCATAATTGTTTTTTAAACCGCCACGAGGTCCAACTTCTCGATAGATACCGCCATCTTTACCTGTGTTTTCACCGGGTTTTTTACCCATAATAAAAACTCCTTGTAATGCTCGTTATTGAGCAGAACAAATATTAGACGTGAATTTAATTAAGTCAAATATCCGTACAAAGTAAATGGGGCTGCTACTAACCTGATGACGTTTGGTCCTTTATTGTTTTTTGAAAGTGCTAATCCCAGCCTTGTCCGAAGATAGCCGAACGGTGGATTTGAGCCGTTTTGTAGGTAGTGGTACTGTGTTTAGATACAGTTTAAATTTCCTCTAAATAGAGATTTATCTCTTGTGATAGATAGTGATACTCCTCTCGGAGGCACAAACTTTTATTGAAGTTAACTAAATGTTGTTTTACGATAGCTCCAGTTATATTTAGCAATTTGATGTAACCATGAACTATAGTCTTCAACTAAGCGGAGGTGTCATATGACAGCAACAATGCGCAGATATCTCATAGCTATGGGTAGCGTAATGGACTTAGCTCCTGCTACAAATTACAGAAGAATGGCAGCTCAAGGGCGAGACCAAGACCGCCTAAAAAAAGATATCGAAGCCGTAGGGAAAGATATGAGCAAGGCTATTTCTCAACTTGTGAGTGAAAGTGATGAGTTCAGAGCAAGAACAAGATAAGCATCACACGATAATGTCGGAAGAGGAATTAACAGGGGCGGTCGCTAAAATAGAAAGCGCAGTTGAAGAGAATCCAGCTGTTCTCGAGAGACTGTTGGACCGCCCTAAAATAATGTCAGTTATCCAAAAACGTGAAATATTCCACGGACCTCTCCCACACCCAGATCACCTTAGGCAATACGAAGAAATTGTTCCTGGCATGGCTGAGAGAATACTTTCTTTCACAGAGGCTGAGCAACGCTTCAGGCATGAAACACAAAAAACTGCACTGAATGGCGCTATCAAAAAAGACAAAAGGGGGCAATGGATGGCTTACTCCTTGTCATTGCTTATTTTTTTGCTTGGTGGGTACCTTATGTGGAAAGGTGAGTATGGTGCAGGTGCGGGGCTAATAACTATGAATGTTATTGGACTTGCTGGCGTTTTTGTTTTTGGAAGAAAAGCAAAACAACCCACCCCTGATGATGAATAACCAAACCAACCCACTCCGGTGGGTTTTTTGTTGCCTGAATATCTCAAATTATTGATATTGTTTGATTGTTCTAAATTGAAATGACCGACCTACAAAATAATTGTAGGTAACTACAAAAGTTTTGTAGTTCAAATATTGAGCGACTCCTAAAGGGTTTTACAAAAAAGTTGTAAAACTTATCTTGTGTAATTTATTGATATAGTTTGATTATAGCGAATCGCGAGAATTGATAGCCCATCCTTGGGCGTTACTACTATTGTTATGCAATTAACGGAGTGTTTAAAATATCTCCGCTTTTCTCACCTTGCATAACTTGGGTGCGTAGACGGAAGTTTTGCAGTAACTCAATAAGCGCATTAGAGTCACGTTGTAATTTTTGAATGTATTCAACACTGACAACGTTATGACCATCAACGCTAACTACTTGTTGCTTTCCATTTTTATAAGAAACTAACCATCTTCCTTCTTTTGGTATGGTTACGGTGATTGAGTTTTGATTTGGTTCAAAAAGTATATTTTCTTCCTGTTTAGGAATGTATTCACCTTCAAGTACAAACTTGTGAATATACTCAACCGCATCTGGTATCTGATCTACTGTTAATTCTTCAATGCTACTAACATTGAATTTCTGGTGAACAAGAGAATAGGCTTCTGGGTACATGATGCCTTTCTTGCTAACCAGTAGATTAACAGCATTCTTTAATGGGTTGCGTTCCTGAACAGTTGATTTGTGTTTTTTCTTAACCTCACCAGTAGTCCAATATTCGTAAAGTACATCGTCACACTCTTCTTGATACTTGATTACTTTATCGCGGATCTCTGGTTTTACCTTGTTAGGGCTGATAGTGTGAAGCCAGCCTGCAAGTTTACGGAGAGCTAGGCAAATCATATTGCGCTCCTTGCCGTCTGCGGCAACTATCACGATTTCCGTGATGGTTGATTTAAATCGTTGTTTTATCTTCTCAAATTGAGATTGCCAAGTTAATCCCATACCTTCGACGATAGGTTTCATCGGTACATATGGCTGACCTTTATAATTCACAACATATAAATTGTTACCGTGGAAAGGTACATTGATAGTTGATATAGTATTCATGGTTCGTTTCCTAATTTTTCGAATCAAACTAGAAGCCCTGACTATTGCAAGTAGTTAGGGCTTCGCTATTTTACATGCTTAAAAGTCATAGACAGTCATCATTAATCATGTAAAATATATCTTATACTCAAAACAACACTTGTCAATACTATTGATGACTAATTATGATTAAAAATAACTCTATTGCAAAAAGACTAACTGAACTAAGGGCGCAAAAAGGCTTGTCACAAAGTGAGCTTGCCGAATTGTCAGGTGTGGCACCGGCTCAAATATCTAGATATGAATCAGGTATTAATGTGCCAAGAGCCCACATTATTGCCAAATTAGCGAAAGCTCTTGGTGTTCAGTATTCATTTCTAGAGAACGGATTTTCTATGGATGGTGAGAATCTTTTAACGCAAATGTCCATGAATAAAGACAATACTGCAACAATATCACTTGAACTGGATAATGAGACCCTAGAGATTGCTAAAAAATCGGCAGAAATCAGAGGAATATCATTAGAAGATTATTTGAAGTGGCTTCTAGTGTATGGGATAACAGGCCCTAAATAACGAACATTCTTGATAAATTAAAACAATAGGGTGGTTTAGTGGGTAATAAAAAAGATAGTGGAAATTTCCATCTTTGCTGTAAATAAGATCAGTAACACCTTGCTTAAAACAAATGGTTAAATGTATTCACATTTTACTAATAAGTGTTGCTCATGAATACAGAAAGAATAGCTTTTTTACACCCATATAATCCTAGTGATGATGAGTCTCCGTTACTGTCTTTTGATTGTGACGAAATACCTGTTGTGCTTGATTTCCATTTCAAGGTGTTCATGTTAGACCTTAAGGATGATGAGCCAATATCTCTTCAAAATAGGTTGTTTAGGATTGATGGTGAAAAAATAACTCCAATTTGTGATCCGAAATCGATATTAATTAAGGTAAAGGATACACAAGGGAAGCCTAATGAAGTAATGGCATCCATAAAACTCACCTTTGAAAAATGTAAATTTATAGAAGAAGGAACCTACTTTATTGAGTCATCATTTATAAAAAATGCAGAGATGATAAACAGCAATAGAGCTTATTTCAAAGTGAGTAAAATAAATGAATAATCAAGCCATTGACTCTAAATTAAGTAGAAATAGATTAAGAATAGTAAAGCCTAATGAAAGGGCTGAGGATTTTTATACTACTACCTATGGTGGCGATGGTGGAGGTGGAGATATGGAATTACGAGTAGCTAAATTAGAGTCTGATGTTGAATACATTAAGCGCGACATCAGCGAAATTAAAGACGATATAAAAGATATTAAAAAGGATGCTAAATCCGATTTCCGTATGTTATTTGGTGCGATCATCGCTGTTGCATTAGGTTTGGCTGGATTAATGGCTAAAGGATTTGGTTGGTTATAACAATTTGCTCCCATTTGCGACTACACTCGGCTACCATTAAGAAAACTAAATAAAGAACTGAGAGGACGGGATGAAGAAGTTATTGAATATTAGTGGGGTGATTGCTTTGCTGGTTAGCTGCTTGTTTTTTAGCACAACAACGTTAGCAGTAGAGAAAAAAATATCAGCCCCATTTGGATTAAAATGGGGGATGACATACAGTGATGTGCTCAGCAAAACTGGAAATATAAAGTTAATTGGTAATGAAAAAAATAGAGTGAAAGAGTATCTCATCAAAAATGATTCCTCATTAATTGATGGTCTGGATATGTACAGTGTAAGTATTGACGATAAGTATGGATTAATTAATGTAGATGCATTGATTTATGTGTATGACGATGATGATAGTAAAGTTATTGAGAAATATAACATATTAAAACAAGCATTATCTTCAAAGTACAGTGAACAATATTCTGAAGAATACTTATGGAAGAATAGAACAAGAGGAATGCTTACTCTACCAGAATGCCTAAATAATGAGGGTTGTGGTAAATATGTATCTTTGTTTCAAGGTAATGACTCCAGTAGTGTTATGATTATGTTGAATGCCACTGGCGATAATAGGTCAGTTATTATATCTTTGTTTTACAAATCTGAATTTATTGAAAAAATAAAACAAGAAGAAAAAAAACAGAATGAAATAATGATTAAGGAAAAATCAGACGCTTTGGCAAACTCTCTATAATACCATATTCTAAAATACAACCACCTTCGGGTGGTTTTTTTATATCTGGAGGAAATTAAATGGCAGATATAGCAACAATATCATTAAAGGCTGATACGTCAGATCTGGAGCGTGGCACACAAAAGTTAAAGGAGTTCGGCGATACAGCAGAGAAGGTAAGCGGTTCTTCGCGAAATTTAAATGACCAGTTTAATAGAGGGGTTGATCATCAAAAGAGAGCAGCCGACGCGATAAAGAGGCAAAAGAAAGAACTTGATGACTTATTAAATTCAATAAATCCAACCAATAAAGCATTTGATGCGCTTGATAAAGCCACTCAAAAATTAATAGAGGCAAATAAAAAAGGGATATTACCAAAGGATCAGTTTGCAGACTATAACGCCATACTTGAACAGACTAGAGATAAATTAACACGAGTTAATATGTCCCTTACTGCTGAAGGGCGGGCGTTGTTAGCTCAAGAGGCAGCAACAAATAGAGCCAAGCAAGCTGCTGATGATTTTTTAAATTCACTGAAAAATCAAACTGAAATTATAGGCAAAACGAGGACAGAGATTTTAGAGCTAAAAGCGGCTCAACTTGGCGTGTCGCAACAAGCCGCGCCGATGATCAACAAGCTAAAAGAGCAAGAAAAAGCATTCTTAAATGGCTCAATCACTATTGGTCAATATCGAAACGCTATGCGACAACTACCAGCCCAAATGACAGATATTGTTACGTCATTAGCATCAGGAATGCCTGTTTGGATGGTGATGATACAACAAGGGGGGCAAATAAAGGACTCATTTGGTGGTGTCGGTAACTCACTAAAAGCGTTAGCATCACTTATTACCCCTGCAAGAGTTGCTATGTTTGGTTTTGCTGGTGCTGCGGCAGCTGTGGCGTTAGCCGCGTATAAAGGGTCGCAAGAATTTGGCGAGTATAATAAGCAGTTAATTCTTACTGGTGGTTATGCAGGAAGAACAGCTGCACAGCTGGATGCTTTGGCTAGAAGCTTATCGGGGAATGGGATAACTCAGTATGGAATGGCTGATACTATTTCAAAAGTAGTTGGCTCTGGTGCTTTCTCGGGCCGAGATGTTGACATGGTATCTAAAACCGCTGCTGCTATGGAAAAAGCCGTTGGTCAATCGGTTGATGAGACAATAAAGCAATTTCAGAGATTGCAAGAAGATCCAGTTAAAGCAGTCACTGAATTAGATAAATCATTACATTTTTTAACTGCTACCCAATTAGAACAAATAACCACACTTCAGACGCAAGGAAAAGAGCAAGAAGCGGCTAAAATGGCTATGGAATCATATGCCAATGCTATGGATGAGCGAACCAAACAGATAAAGGAAAATCTAGGTACGCTTGAAAAAGCTTGGCAATGGGTTGGCAATGAAGCTGAAAAAGCATGGGATAAAATGTTAAATATCGGCAGGGAGAAGACTCTTGAGCAGCAAATTCAAGAGTATGAAGAAGCTTTAATTGAAGCTCAAATAAAACCTGCTGGAAAAGATATACTACGATACAAAACAGGGTTAACCGTAGATGAAGTTAAAAGTAAACTCGCTCTATTAAAAGAAAAACAGACTCAAATCGCTATAAAAAATGCAAGTGAAAAAGCCGCAAGAGATGAGGAAGAGCGTAAAAAGGCGCAATTTAGAGCCGATCAAGAATTAAAGCGACAATACGAAACCGCAGAGGAAAAGCACCAGAGAACACTCAATGAGATAAAAAATAACGCGTATGCATCTCAAGCTGCAAAAGATGAAGCCATCCGCCGAGAGAAAGAGCGTTACGAGAAAGAAAAAGCCAAAGGTAAAGGTAAAACCCCAACCTACCGACCAGATTATGGTACTAGAGTAGATGAATCAGCAAATCAAGCCCTACTATCCCTGCAAGCACAATTGAAGGTGCTAAAAGAGCATAAAACAGTCAGTGATGTGATTAGCTCTGAGCGTAAAAAACTTTGGGATATGGAAGCGAAAATATCAATCCTTGAGGAGGCTCAGAAAACAAGACAGTTAACCAAGGACGAAAAGGCGTTGCTTGCTAAAAAGGACTACATTCTTGCTTCTCAAGAAGCACTGGCCATAGCTGGTGATGAGGTTAAGCTTCAGGAGTTACATAATCGTGAGTTAGATAAACAACTTAAACGTGTTGAAGAAATTAATGCCAGAAGTCGCGCCTTAGAGTTGGGAGCTGGTAAGTCTGGCCGCATGTATCAACGAGACATCGCACTAGAGAAAGCTAAATCACCAGACGAGAGAAAAGCTTTAGAGGAGTATTATGCTAAGGAAGACTCTATTCGTGCTAACTGGGAGTTAGGCGTTAAGAAAGGCTTTGCTGAATTCCAAGATCAGGCCACAAACGTTTACGGTAACGTAGCTCAAATTAGTCAATCAGCATTCCAAGGCATGAGTAACAGTCTCTCTGATTTTGTATTGACGGGCAAAGCTAATTTTGCTGACTTCACTCGCTCATTCTTAGAAATGACCACCAAGATGTTAATGCAGATGGCTATGCTAAATGCTATGAAAGCGGCATTTGGTGGTAGTGCGGTAGGTAATTTCTTTGGGTTTGCAAGTGGTGGTTATACAGGCGATGGTGGAAAACATGATCCAGCGGGTGTAGTACATAAAGGCGAGTTCGTCTTTACCAAGGAAGCAACGCAACGATTAGGTGTAGATAATCTCTATCGACTAATGGATGCAGGAAAGAGAGGTTATGCTTCAGGTGGTCATGTCGGTGGTTCTGCGCCCATGTCGGTTACACAGCCAACAGCATTTATCGCTCGCAATCCTCAAATTGCTGGTGGTGGGGTGAATGTGACAATTGATATGAGCGGCGTCAAGATTGAAACCGAACAGCAACAAAGTGCAATGCCAAATATAGATGTGAGAGCTGCTGAGCAATCGTTAAAGAATAAAGTTAAAAGCCTTTTTATTAGTGAAGGGCGAGAAGGTGGTGATTTGTACAAGATCATTAAAGCAGTATCAGGAAATAGATAATCATTTAATAAGAGAGGTATTTATGAAATTAAAATTAGGAAATATTTGTATTCGTCCAGAAGATAAAGAAATTAGCATTCCAGTAGATGTATACATGGGAAATGAAGCTGATTTTGAACCACCAAAAGCATATCTGGTTTATCAAACTAGCTTTGATGCTAATAAGCCTCTTTCGGAATATTTTAAAGAATCCGAAGAATATGCAAGAAAAACAATTAAAGAATTAAACCAATAACAGCCACCAAATTCTGTGGCTTTTTAATGAGAGGTAGTTATGAAAATCAAAGTAGAGTTCCCATTGTTATCAAACAAATTTTCAGGAGTGGAAATTACAGGGGATGTGAAAAGATATGGCATTGGGGCTATAAAAATAAGTGAAAAACCTATATTAACGTCAGAAATTACAGTAACGGAGATAGTGGGAAATAATACCCCAGATGAAGAACCAAAGTTACAATTTAAGTACACAGAGGATTATAACCCAAATGAAACATTTGCTTCATTTATGGGGAGAGCGGAAAAATATGCAAGAACCATGATAGATCGCATAAAGGCGGCACAGTAACCGCCTTTATAATATGGTACTAATTATGTAAATGTGACTGAATGATACCAAACGCCTCGATAGTTACAGGACTATCATGCGATACTCTATTTAATTCACTAATAAGTTTTTCTTTTTCAATATCAGACATATTCCTAATCATTACTTGAATTATATACTCTAAAGCAAGAGTACGTGTTTGAAGGGCCTCTATGTCTTTTGCCATTTCACTAACTAACATATTCAATTCTCCATCGAAGTAAGTCAGCCATTCCTTCGGTAAGTTTCTCTGGGCTGAATATATAAAATAACCTAATGGATATTTATTAATATCCTGATATTTGATCAGGCGGCTTTGTATCGCCTTTTTTATTGGAGTAACCAATGGAAGAGTTTAAATGGCGAACACAAATACAAGATTCGCCAAGCGGTGAGTTCAAGCATCGCATTAAAGAAGTTGAATTTGGAGATGGTTACAAACAAGTTGCTGGTGATGGTATTAATCCAGAATCTCAAACGTGGCCATTTGCTTATATGGGACTAAAAGATGAGGTGATGCCTATTTTTAAATTCATTCGGCGACACACAGCAAAATCATTTATTTGGACGCCTCCATTTGGTGAAAAAGGGCTTTATCGTGTTAAAGCTGATTCAATAACGATGCTCCCCATCTCTGATGGAGTAATGAAATTGACAGCTACGTTTGAACAGGCATTTAGCGCATGAATATCACAGCAGATGTACAAAAATTAGAGCCGGGTAATAAGGTTCAATTAATTGAGGTGGATGGCAGTGAGTTTGATGGGCCCATTCTTCGCTTCCATGCTTACAATCTACCTCATACACCAGAAGAGATAGAGCAATCTAATGGTGATATCAAGCCAAAACCAATTTGGTGGCAAGGCAATGAATACGGGGCATGGCCTTATGAAGTTGAAGGAATGGCAAAAAATAGTGATGGTAGTCCAGCGAGACCATCTCTAAAGGTTGCCAATATAGATGGCTTAATTTCATCTCTATGTCTTCAGTTTGACGACATGGTGCAAGCCAAAGTGACTATTTATGAGACATTTGCTCACTATCTTGATGCTAAAAACTTTCCTGAGGGAAATTCAACAGCTAATCCAGACGAATGCTTTAAACAAGTTTATTACATCGATCGTAAAACTAATGAGGCGGCTGGCGAATCCGTAGAGTTCGAGCTGTCTAGCCCGTTTGATTTGCAGGGAGTAATGATACCCGTTCGACAAATTCATAATCTTTGTTACTGGTGCATGAAAGGCGATTATCGTAGTGGTAATGGGTGCTCATATTCAGGGAATAAATATTTTGATGAGAGAGGAAACCCTGTTGATGATCCAGCGCTAGATAGTTGTGGTGGGCTTATTAGTGATTGCAAAAAACGCTTTGGTGAGAATGAGCCATTAGATTTTGGAGGGTTTCCCGCTGCGGGGTTAACGAGATGATCACAAAAAAATTAAGAGAATCGATATTTGAACATGTAAAAGCCGAATATCCCAAAGAAGCTTGCGGAGTTATCTGTCAGAAAAGTCGAGTTAAAAAATACTTTCCTTGTAGCAATCTTTCAGATAACCCAACAGAGCATTTTGAGCTTTCTCCAGAAGATTACGCTCTTGCTGAGGACTGGGGTGAGCCAATAGCAATTGTGCACAGCCATTGTGGTGATGGTGTAACGACTCAACCTAGCGAAATAGATAAATTACAGTGTGATGCAACTGGATTGCCTTGGGTGATCGCATCATGTCCAGAGGGTGATATTCGAATTATTTACCCTCGAGGTGAGCGTGAATTAGAAGGACGTCCTTTTGTGCTGGGTTATGCTGATTGCTGGTCGTTAATTATGGATTACTACCACCAAAAACACGGTATTGAGTTACATAACTACAGCGTTGATCGGCATTGGTGGGAAGAAGGCGAAAACCTGTATATGGATAACTACGAGAAAGCGGGTTTTGTTGACGTCACTGGCGAGCCGAAAGAGGGCGATATGGTGATTATGCAAGTGCAAGCCGATGTGCCTAATCACGCTGGTGTGATTATGAATGGTATGCTACTTCATCACTTATATGGACAACTGAGCAGACTGGTTCCTTACAGCGATTACTGGCGAGATAGGACTGTAAAAATTGTTCGGAGGAAAGAGTTTGTATGAGCCTAAAAACAATACGTCTATATGGTGTTCTTGGCGCAAAATTTGGGCGTGAACACAAATTAGATATAGATTCACCTCGCGAAGCAATTAAGGCACTCTCTGTGCTTTATGATGGGTTTGAGCAGTTTCTTGCTAATGCACATCTGAAAGGGCTGGAGTTTGCTGTATTTAAGGGGAAACGAAACATTGCTGAAGATGAATTACATCTTGATACCAAAGAAGAGATCCGCATAGCACCAATCATTAAAGGAAGTAAACGAGGCGGATTCTTTCAAACTATGCTGGGTATTGCCATGATCGGTGTCGCGACATTTGCCCCTTGGGGGGCTGCTTTGTGGGCGAGCGATTTAATCGGAACCATAGGTTTAGGTGTAGCACTTGGTGGTGTTTACCAGATGCTTTCACCTCAACCGCGAGGTCTATCAATGAGGCAAGATTCAGATAACAAACCATCTTATGCCTTTGGCGGAGCTGTAAACTCTACTGCGCAAGGAAATCCAGTTCCTTTACTTTATGGATTGGACAGGCGAGAGGTGGGAGGGGCAATCATTTCCGCAGGTATTTATACAGAAGATCAGCAATAACATAAACAAATTTCAGAATAGCCACTATGTGGCTTTTTTTATGGGTGAAATATGGAATTAATTCATGGTGCAAAAGGTGGTGGCGGTGGCGGACATACGCCCACGGAATCACCAGATAGCTTACTTTCTGAATCAACAGCTAAGATTTTATTGGCTATCTCAGAAGGTGAAATTGCTGGTGGCTTAGACGATACTCGTATTTTTCTTGATGATACACCGATTGGCAATGCGGACGGTACTAAGAATTTTGAGGGTGTCACTTGGGAATTTAGACCGGGTAGTGAACACCAAGAATACATTCAGGGTATCCCATCAGTAGATAGCGAAACATCGGTAGGATTGGAATTAAAAGACGATCAGCCCTATGTGCGGAGCATTAATAACACTCAGCTATCTGCTGTGCGCATTAGACTATCTGTTCCTCAATTGTTTCAACAACACGATAATGGGGATACTACAGGCTATAGAATTGAATATGCTATTGATTTATCTACAGATGGTGTTGGATATAATGAGGTGTTGAGGTCTGCTTTTGATGGTAAAACAACTAGCGAGTATCAGCGTACGCACCGCGTTGATTTGCCCAAGGCAAATACAGGTTGGCAGATCCGCGTCCGACGATTAACTAAGAATCAGAATACAGCCAGAATTGCTGATAAAGTTACTATTTCTGCGGTAACAGATGTTATCGATGCTAAATTGCGTTATCCAAATACGGCCCTATTATTTATCACCTTCAATGCGCGTCAATTTAATAATCGCATCCCTAAAATTAGTGTTCGTCCAAAAGGTGGGTTACTGATTAAAGTGCCAACTAATTATGATCCAATTAACCGGACCTATTCGGGTGTGTGGGATGGTACTTTTAAGCTTGCAGCAACCAATAATCCAGCGTGGGTATTTTATGACTTGGTTTTAAATAACCGCTATGGGTGCGGTGATCGTATTAAAGCTTCGCAGATTGAAAAGTGGGATTTATACAAAATAGCACAATATTGTGATGAGTTAGTGCCAGATGGTCATGGTGGTGATGGTAAGGAGCCTCGATTCCTGTGCGATGTTTATGTTCAATCGCAAGAATCAGCATACCAAGTACTGAGAGATATAGCGGCTATTTTTCGTGGTATGACATTTTGGGCTGATAACAAGGTTAATGTTGTCGCTGATATGCCAGATAGTATTTTTAGAACGTTTACCAATGCCAATATTGTTGGAGGTAAGCCTGCATATTCAGGAGGTAGTCAGCAAAATCGATATACGCAAGCATTAGTTTCCTACACAGACACCAATAACCACAGTAATGATGCGATTGAGGCTGTGGCCGATATTAAACTACAGCGTCGTTACGGAGTACGCAAAACTGAAATATCAGCGATAGGTTGCACTCGACAGACGGAGGCTAACCGTAGAGGTCGCTGGGCGTTACTCACCAATGCTAACGACAGAGTTATTAGTTTTGCGACAGGATTAGAGGGGGCAATACCTTCTCCTGGTCATATCATTGCTGTTGCCGA